AAGGTTATTGACGAAGATATCACCAATCTAGACCCGGTTACGCTGGAGCCAGCCGTGGAGGAGCCAGTGGTCGAGCCAGTAGCCGACCCTGTGGTTGAGGATGAAGCTGCTGAATAAGTGCACGGTGTGCGCTAGTCCACTCGTGGACGTAATCAACAGGAAGATGGCAGAGGGGATCTCTGACATTAAGATTTCTTCATGGTTGAAGGACGAGAACCAGTACGTAAGCAGGATCACGCTAGGAAACCACCGACGCCAGCACACCTCTCCGGATCACATCAAGGCCCGCAGGGACCTGGCAAAGAACATCCAGCAGGCGGTGAAAGTGGAATCTTCCAACGGAGACCTCGCCAAGCTGGTCAGCCACTACGTATACAAAATGGTAGAGAACGGGGATGTCATCCCCACCCTGTCGGAGGGTCTACGAGCACAGGAGATGATCGACCGACGCAAAGAGAAAAGCGCTGACCGCGAGCTGGCCATCTCAATGGCTGGGATTCTAGGCGGCGGATATTTGGTAGAAGGCACAGCAATGGAGGTTACAGATGAGCAAGGAGCTTAAGGCAACCTTGGCGTCCTGGGGACGTTCGTTTCTTGCCGCATGCCTGGCACAGTTCCTTGTGCTCGGTGGCGGTGCATTTGATCTGGACGGCGACGGATGGAAGTCGGTCGTTGGTGCAGGAGTAGCTGCGGTTGTACCAGTTGCAATCCGCTGGTTGAACCCGGACGATAAGGCATTCGGGGATAAGGGAGAGGAATAATGGCAGAGAAGAAGGTTGGCGTTAAAGACGCCTCCAAAGTAGAGGTTACTGGCAAGACGACCGGAAAGGGCAAGGCAGCTCTTAAGGCCGACCTCAATAAGCTTGTTGCGTTTACACGAAGCAGCAAGTTCAAGACCATGACTGGTAAGAAGCGCGTGTGGGCACAGATCGATAACTATCGAGTTGCTCTCGGAACCCTTAAGCAGGGCAAGCGCAAGTCTGTCAGCCAGAACAACCCAACAGGGACCACGACGTATGGCAAGGGCAAGACCAAGGTCGCCAAGGAGAAGGGATTCTCCGTTGATGCAGGCCGAGGCGGCGGGGCCAAGTCCACACAGCGACCTGGCACTTCCGGCAAGAAGGGTAAAGATATTATCATCGAGAAGCCAAAGCCAGGCACACTTGCGCCAAACCGCAAGTCGCCAGCTAGCACGATGGCAACTACACGAAGCAAGTATTCAGGTGGAATTGCGAGCGACGATACACGATCAGGTGCAGAGAACTATAGGTACCGTCGGTACAACCAGCCAGCTATGCCTAGCAAGAAGCCAGGCAAGCCCGGCAAGCCACGTGGCGGTACACGATAATGGCGTACGTAGGATTCAAGAAGCTTACTAAGAAGCTTGCAGCCAAGGGGGCCAAGGATCCTAAGGCTCTTGCTGCCGCAATCGGTCGCAAGAAGTACGGCAAAGAAAAGTTCCAAAAGGCTGCCAAGGGTGGCAAGACCCTTCGAGGAACCCGCACGGTGGCACAGCGTGGCTAAGCCAGGGCTGTACGCCAACATTCACGCTAAGCGAAAGAGGATTGCCTCTGGCTCTGGCGAGAAGATGCGCAAGGTAGGCGCCAAAGGCGCACCGACCGAGAAGGCTTTCCGAGACTCTGCTAAGACCGCTAAGAAGGGAAAGAAGAAGTATGCCTAAGACACCAGCATGGACTCGAAAAGAGGGGAAGAATCCTGCCGGTGGTCTGAACGCTAAAGGTCGTGCTTCCTACAAGGGTGGCACGCTGAAGGCCCCGGTTAAGTCTGGGGATAATCCGCGTCGGGCTTCGTTCCTGGCTCGCATGGGTAACATGCCAGGGCCGGAGCGGGACTCAAAGGGACGGCCCACGCGGTTGCTTCTCTCCCTGCAGGCGTGGGGAGCTAGCAGCAAGGCAGACGCTAAGTCGAAGGCTAAGGCTATCAGCGCAAGGAATAAGAATAGAAAGAAGGCCGTATGAAGACGAAGACCAAGAAGAAGGGCATGACAGCTCCTTCAGCAAAGACAAGCTCAGCTCTCCTGCGAATGGACCGAGCACGAGGTCTCAAGGCTGGAACCAGCGCACGACAGTCAAAGAAGCTTGGAAGCTACAAGACGCTTCTATTCCAGCATCAGATGGACCAGCTTGAAGCCAACCGAAAGTCCGTTGCACGAGGTAAGGTAAAGTAGTGAAACTCACCAACGAAATCGCTAAGGATCTAGCGAAAGGAAGAGTCGACATTGGATTCTTTGCTTCTCGCTGGCTTGGCATTGAGTTGAACCCAGGACAGCTTGCCTGGCTTGAGGGGATTGCTGCACGCGATGAGTCGGGATACCGACCGAAGTACCTTACTACCGTGTGCTCTGCTGGCAACCGGGCAGGAAAGACGCTCGGAATGGCAGTAGGCATTCTGCACTCTGCAACCTACAAGCTCGGACTTCGTGTCCCCGATCAGGGTAGCAAGGAAGACGCCGAGCGCTGGTCGAACGAGCCGTACGAGTGGTACCACATCGGCATCCAGCAAGAGACAGCTGAGCTCGTGCACCGAGAACTGTCGATGCTATTCCAGGGATCCCACCCGGCACAGAAGGGACGTGGATGCCCAATCACCAAAGAGATCGGTCCAGTCTACATCTTCGACAAGAAGTACCGTGGGGAGTATCTTTGGATCCGTGTGCACCCAGTATTCGGTGGCGCAAACATCCACTTCCGTACTACTCAGGACAAGGCTAAGGCCCTGCTCGGCAAGGACATGAACGGCATCTCCTTCGACGAGGCGGCATTCGAGCCGCACCTACTTATGATCTACCAAGAGGTCTTGAACCTCCGACGACTATCAACCGGGGGACAGCTGCACTTCATCGGCACCCCGACCGAGGGAATCAACGACTACTCAGACCTATGGGAGCTGGGCAACCCGGCCAACCCAAACCGAGATGAACAGTTCTTCAGCTTCCGGCTGTCGACCAGGGACAACGTTGGATATGGCCTTAACTCCGCCACCTTCGAGTCCATCATACGGCAGCAGGCAGAATACCTCGTCCCACAGAACATCGACGGCTACTTCATCGAGTCACGAGACGCCTACTTCAACTCCGAAATGGTGGAGAAGTCGTTTGTCGAGCTTGATGAGGAAACGCAGCCGGTGAAGACTAGGCGCTACGCTCAGGGCGTAGACCCTGGGATCTCTTCCGATGCGACCTGGGCTATTACCATTGACTACACTGAACGAGAGTTCTTGGCAGGTGTCCGCTGCAAGCGCAAGATTGGCAAGCAGACGATCCCTGCAGTTATCAACATGGTGCGAGAGGGGCACCTACTCTATGGGCAGGACGGCTCCTACTGCACGACCATCGTGGACTCCACGGGGTTTGGCGGTAAGCTGTTCCGCCAAGAGTTTAACATCATCAAGCCACTGAGGGACTATGACTTCGGCGGTACTCGGGCCAAGAAGCTCGAGCTGCTGGGCGACCTCAAGGCGGTGATCGACCGTGGCCAGCTCAAGCTGCCGCGCAAGGGAGTATGGATGGAAGTCCGACGCCAGTTGCTCGGTTACAAGCTGGACGACAAGAAGCTAGAGACAGACGCCGTTATGGCGCTTGCTCTCGCCGTACGACACGCGACCAGAAATCCATCGAACCCGGTCGAGAAGCCCGTGTTCAGCTACTTTGGGGAGATAGCACATGCCTAAGGACAAGCTCAAGAAGCTTTCTGGCTCGTTTGTAAACGGCAAGGAAGTTCCGTCGATGATCACGACCGATCCGGATGTCGTGACGCCAGAGATCATCGCTGGCATCAAGAGCGCAATGGATCGTGCCCGCAAGGAGATCCGTGGCGCAGAGCAGACTAGCGTTAAGTCTACCGGCAAGCCGGTTAAGACGTCGCTCGAAGCGGCATCGACTAAGCGCCGTGAGAAGCGACAGCCAGTGCCAAGCGTGGTCAAGAACCGCGCAGCTAAGCCAGCAGGCAAGGGCATCAAGACGGTCCCAGATGCAGTAGTGTCCGGCGGTCGAGTTCGATCTACAAAGATCAATATGCCAAACGAGAAGATGCCGTCTCTCACCGCCCTGCAGCGAAAGTCGCTCAACATGGAGCGCCAGAGACTAAACGCCATTGGCGAGGTTGCTGAGGAGAACGAGTACTACAATGTCATGGCTGAGGCCATGAACAAGAAGCAACTGGTTGAGCCAGAGCAGAACCGCATGCGGGCACTGTACCGACGATACGACCACTACTTCCACCCGCAGACATTTACCCTTGGTGGTGCAGACCACTGGGCGGAAGACCCAAGCGCACGGCTCTCGGGCCGCTCGCACGTCTCCGTCAACGTCCACGCCTCCTACGTGCAGATCCCTGCGTCCCTGCAGGCGGTCACCCCTGTGGTCAACTATGTACCGACTGGACCGACCACGGAAGAGCGAGACCAGGCCTCACGACGTGAGCGCCTCTTCTACGCTTGGTGGGATGCCAACGACATGGACCTTCGCCTCGAAGAGGCAGCCCTGCTCAAGTCCCTCTACGGGACCACGGCAGGTAAGGTATACTGGGATCCAGTCAAGAAGATGCCACGCGTTCAGATCGTGGACACACCCGAGAACCTGTACCTTGGGTACGGGACATCTGACTACACACGTGTAGACTGGGCGCTCTACAGCTACGGCCTATCGCCGCAGGCTGCCATGGAAGACTACGGCATCAACGTTATCCCTGTTCGGGATGGCGAGCAGTGGTTCCCATACACGTCGGCCAGCACTCACGACGACCCTATTGCGAGCATCTACCTGAACAGCTACCATCGAGACCCGGTGCGATACCAGACAGCGTACGACCAGATGAAGATCGAGGTCATGGACTACTGGTACAAGCACCCGACGACGCCAGGCAAGCCACCGCTGGTCTGCAACGTCATCATTGTCGGAAACACAATTGTTAAGAAAACTGAACATCCTGAGCTTGAGGGAGTCATCCCTTACATCATGCTCCGCAACAGCATGATCCCTGGCAGCCCTTACGGTAAGCCAGAGCTCTACGATATCGAGCAGTTGCTCCGCGAGAAGGACGAGAAGATAACCGCCCAAGCACAAATGATCCACTCTGTTGTCGGAGGACAGATGTGGCAGCTGGTTGGCGCTGAAGCTCCGGATGAGGTTCCTGCCAACGCTATCCCGAAGCCGAACCAGGTCGCTACCCCTGGGGCAGGGAACCGCATTGAATCCATCAACCCGTTCATCCCGCAGTTCCAAGTCGAGGATTACAATAAGCGAATCGACCGAGAGCTGGCAGTAGTCTCCGGACTCAACGACCTGCTCCTTGGGCTTGCCCCATCGAGCGTGCTCGGATCGAGCCGGGCGATTGCGCAGCTCATGGCGAACTACGAAGCACGCATTTCCCCAAAGCGAAAGATCCTCTACGCATGGATCCAGAACGTTTGGGAAGTGTGCGCACGGATGTGGGAGATCAAGGACAAGGCCGTCTCGAATATCCTTGACGGCGAGTACTCGATCTCGATCACCCCGCCTGAGCTCACCCCACGAGACACCATCGAGCTCGCACAGACTGCGATCAACCTGGTACAGAACAGGCTCTGGAGCTCTGAGCGTGCCATGGACCGAATGGGCGTAAGCGACCCAGAGGGAGAGAAGGACCTGATCCGCGACGAGCAGACAGACGCCACGCTCAACCCGGCCGCAGTCCAGACGATGGCGACCCTGATCCAGATGTTCAACCAGATGCAGCAGCAGGCCCCTCAACAGGCCATGCAGCAGGCAGAGGCAGGACGAGCAAGCGCCCTAGAGGCGATGGCAAGCCTGAATCCGCCAGCACCAGGAAGCCCGATGCTTAACGCCGCAAGCGAGCAGGGAAACCCGCCGCCTGAGGCACTACCTGAAAACGCACAGCCCGGGGCAGCCGAACTGGCAGCGCTCCTTGGAGGTAATGAATAATGGCACGACGAGGACGATTCGGTAGGGCTGGTACTACCCAGAACCTTACCATGCTTGTGTATCAAATCCAGAAGGAGCAGATGGACAAAGAGCTCCGTCTGATTGAAGACGCCTACCGTGCCAACATGAAGGCCGGGACGTACGTTACTCAGTTCAACGGACAGAATGTTGACGCAGATTATGTGATCGACTACTACAAGTCCATGCTCTCTGGCTTCCCAGCAGGGTCCACAGAGTACCAGACGATTATGTCTAAGCTCCAAACGTTTGAGGAGGAGTCGCGCACTGACATCCAGGACCTAGTCATCGATGCGATGACGCAAGGAAAGAAGATAGACTTTGGTCTCCTTGGGAAAAACTTTGCCAACAAGGGCATTGCCGAGGTAGAACTTGTTGACGTGCGCAGCTGGGCAAACGAGGAAATCGACGACCTTCTCGCCAACGGGAACAGCGTACAAGCCGACAAGCTCAAGGGCGCAGTGTTCGTTGCCGGGTTCAATGTCGAGAACGACGGCAAGTCTGCTGCACTGGACCGTGAAGAGATTAGCTACAGCGCATACGCCAAGTGGCTCAAGGGCCAGATGGATTCCGCGCTTGAGTCCGGACTGACCAAGAGCAGTGACGCCTATCTTTCAATTGAGAAGGCCCATGCCCAGGCGGTGAAGAACGCCAAGATTGACGGGCAGAACCGTGCTCTTGAAGGATACGAAAAGAAAATCAACGACGCTACCAACAAGGTCGACAAGGCCGCGAAGGCCATCATAGATAACTACGTTGCAACCGGAGACGGTATCTTTAACGACACGCTGAACAACATCTTTGCTGGCCTCTCAGGAGAAGACGCAAACACACCATACTACGCAGCGCTCAAGCAGCTTGCTCTCCAGAAGAGTGG